GTTGCAGGGAGCGCCGCCTGATGAAAATTTTAATTCCTACCAGCAGCGGCGGAAACAGTGCGTACGCATTGTGCCAGTTTTTGACGCAGACAGATCACGAAATCGTGGCTCTGCATTTTACCGAAGGCTACGACGGCGCATCAAACGAACGCACCGAGTTCGACGCAATCTGTGATTGGCTATCAGTAAATGTGCGGACGTTTGATCGTTCCTACGTCACACTGCCAACGATCAGCAATGCCGATGATATGCGACCTGTTCGTTCAGGGTTTACTAAAAATATTACCTACGCATTTGCGACGGCTAGGTACGAAAACTATGCGACGCAGATCGCAGCGCATAGTGCTGACGCTATCGCTATCGGCATCAGCCTTGAGAACACTGCAACCGACCGATACCCGATCCTGATCGATCAGGTCTACGACACAGGCGCGGCGGTGTATCTGCCGAGTATCAGCGTCTCTGAGCCGGTCGCAGCAAATGCGGATTTCGACACGATTGCTGCACAAATGTCGGGCAGATTTGAGCAATTGGAAGCATTGCCAACAGAACTGCGGTCACTGATTACGACGTGCGATGTCGATACCTGCACTAACATCTGGTGTCTGCGTTGTGCTTATCAGCGTGGATACAATCACTACGTCAGCACCGGCAAGACAGGCCGAGATTTCGATCTGTGGTGTGCAGAGCAGGGCAGCTACGGACAGTGGCGATCTGAAGCTGATCCGGCAGAATATGTCTGGCGAGGCGGATGCTGCGACGAGTGTGCGCCGCAAAATTATCTCGCTGATCTGGTTGGCCGCGAGTGGCCCTCCGTCATCGATACTCGCAATCGGATCGCGTGGTTTGCCGACGGCGGCGCTGACATGGACAATTGCAGGAACAGTTGGATAATAAGTATCAGAACTGTAACTACTAAATTTTCTTGACAAATAAACATACTAATGTTAAAATAAGATTAACGGAGTAAGACATGACTGTAGAATCTGCTAGCTATATTAGCCAGCTTAACTCTTCAAACCCAAGTGCTAGTGATCCTTTGTCTGAAGGCGACGATCACCTTAGATTAGTAAAGTCTGTTCTTAAGACGCAGTTTCCTAATCTTGGAACAACAGCCGTTAGTCAAACGTCTGATCAGCTTAATAAGCTAGGCTTTCCTGTAGGTTCTATAGTAATGTATGCTAGTAATAGTATACCTACAACTCAGACCATAAGTGGCATTAACGATTTCCTACTGTGCGATGGTTCTGCATTTTCTACTTCTACCTACTCCGCACTGTATAACATCATAGGTAGCACTTTTGGCACAAGTGGTGCAAACTTTTTGGTGCCTGACTTCAGAACATTTTCTCCTGTAGGTGTAGGAACCAGCTTTGTCTTAGGTGCTTCTGTAACTGCTACTGCCGCCACAGGAACAGATGTAATTAAACTTCAGCCCATCAATTTCCTAATTAAGACATGATTACATACAGAGGAGAAAAGTTCTCCGGGTACAACAAACCTAAGAGAACTCCCGGTAAGAACAAAAAGTTTGCAGTCTTGGCAAAAAAAGGAGACACTGTAAAACTGGTTCGTTTTGGTGATCCTAATATGAGCATTAAAAAAGATCAGCCCAAGCGTAGAAAAAGTTTCAGGGCCAGACACAAGTGCGACACTAGCCCTCCTTCTAAACTTAGTGCAAGATATTGGTCTTGCAAAAAATGGTAACAAAGGAAAAATTATGAAAGAATATGCTAGCCCAATGATGGGCAAAGTCGGTAACCGCCCTGTCCCCTCTAAGGGTGGTAACACTGCGCCGCCTAAAGCCGGTGGTAATCGCATGGGTGGAGACATCTATGGCAACTCTAAGTACACTGGTACTGAAGGGTCTATGCAGAAGCACAAATGAACCCTACTGAACAGGCATACCAAGCAGGTCTAATACTAGACAACGAAGCTTTCAAAATTACCATAGAAAGGCAAAATAGAAAACACAGAAAGGTAACGACAAATGAGTGAGGCACAGACCAATCCCGAAGGGGAAGTCACCGAGCCAAAGCTTAACATGTTCGATGTCATGTTTGGAAGTGATGAAGACACCAATCCAGAACAAACTATCGAAACCCCCTCAGAGTCTGAAGAGTATGAAACAGAAGCCGCTGAAGAGGAATATGAAGCGACGGAAGATGAAACAGAGTATGAGGAAGTTGACTATGAGGTAGACGAAGAAGTAGCTGAGATAGAAACCGCTCCAAGCTACACCGTTAAAGTTGATGGTGAAGAAGTTGAGGTTAATCTTGATGAGTTACGGAACGGCTATCAGCGGCAAGCGGATTATACCCGTAAATCGCAGTCTCTAGCGGAACAGAGAAAGGCTTATGAAGCTAATCTCCAAGCCGTTCAACAGGAGCGTGAGCAATATGCTCAAGTTCTTGGTAACATGGCACAGAACCAGAACTTAGAGCTTCAACGCTTTGAGAACGTAAACTGGGCTGAGCTTAAAGACACTGATCCCATGGAGTACATGGAGAAGCGTCTGGAGTACCAAGAAACAAAAGAGAAAATTTCTGAGTTGCAGAACGAGCGAGTACGTGTTCAGCAGCAGACTGAATCAGAAATGGGACAGGTCTTGCAAGAGAAGATTCAGAAAGAAGCTGAACTTCTTGCACAAGCGTTGCCCCAGTATTCTGATCCAGACTCTAACTTTAAGGACGATGTGCGTAACTACGCCCTTGGGTTAGGTTTTTCTCCGCAGGAAGTTGATGGAATAGCTGACCACCGTGTTATCCTAGTGCTGCACAAAGCTATGATGCAGGACAAGGCTTCTACGGGGCCAGCTAAGAAATCTAAAAAGACCGCTCCAAAGGTTGTGAAAGCCGGAACTCCTAGAACAAAAGCTCAACGCTCACGTAGGGAAGTTCAGGCTAAGCGAGAGAGACTTGCAAAAACAGGTAATCAGCGTGATGCTGCAAATGTTTTGTTGGACTTTATCTCTTAACCTTGAAAGGAACTAAACTATGGCACAGCCTACTGGTGTGTTTGTTACGTTCTCAGCTAAGGGTCTTCGTGAAGACCTTGAGAATGTAATCTACGACATCTCCCCGACGGATACCCCATTTATGTCAATGGGTGGTCGTGAAGATGCGGTTGCGGTTAATCACGAATGGCAGACAGATTCGCTTGCGGACGCTGCTAATAACCACCATGAAGAAGGCGTAACGCTCACTGCTGCTGAGCCGACCGCCACGTCTCGCCTTGGTAACATCTGCCAGATCAGCCTGAAAACGACGCTCGTTTCTGGCACTCTGGACGCTGTATCCAAAGCTGGTCGTAAAGAAGAGCTTGCGTACCAGATGTCCAAGCGCGCTAAAGAACTGAAGCGTGATATGGAACGTGCGTATGTCGGCGTAAACCAGACTAAGACAACGATGTCTGCGGACAGCACTGTTCGCAAACTTGGGTCGCTTACCTCTTGGGTAGCTACCAACGTCAGTGCTGGATCAGGTGGTTCGGGCGCTGGTAACGGTACTGCCCGTACTGACGGTACGGCTCGTACCTTTACTGAAGCTCTGTTGAAGGCGTCTATCCTTAGCGCCTTTGATGAAGGTGCCGACATCAAGTATCTGATGATGGCTCCCTCGCAGAAGCAGACGTTCTCCAGCTTTGTTGGTGTCGGTGCTACGGGCGGTGCGTCCAACCGTATTGAAGCCGGTGATCAGCGGATCATTGGTGGCATGGACGTGTACGTCAGTGACTTCGGTGAAATGGCAGTGGTTCCTAACCGCTTCCAGCGTAGCCGTGATGTTTGGCTGCTTGACCCTGAGTACTATGCAATTGCATATCTTCGTCCGTTCTTCCAGCGGGAAGTTGCTAGCACGTCTGATGGCGAGCAGCGGGCAATCATTGCTGAGCATACTCTCGTTGTCAAGAACGAGAAAGCTCTCGGCGCAGTCTACGATCTGTCGTAAGGCTAGGACTAAAGGGGGAGAGCATCCTGTTCTCCCCCGTTCTAACTAAGAGGCAAAAGATGAACGATCCAGTTAAAACCAAATTCAACTACGACCACAGCACGGACAATGTTGTCCTTGAAAATGTGCAGGACGTAGCACCGTTGCTAGAGCTTAACAAGAAAGAACTTAACAACGACTCTATGTACGGAACCCAAGCAAACAACGGTATGCGTAAAGTTGCTAGCATTCCGTTAGTTGTCATTGAAAAATGGAAACGTGAGCTTGGCGTTGACATAATGAATAAAAACGATTGGCCCAAGATCAAGCAGCTTCTAAATGATCCTGAAAATCGTTTTCTCCGCACACATGAAAGCCATCTGTAATGGCTCTATCCACGTACTCAGAGCTACTAAGCACTGTAGCAAATTATCTCAACAGGGATGATCTTACAACATTGATCCCTACGTTTATCACTCTAACAGAGAATAGGCTGAATAGAGAACTAAGAGTACGTGCTAACATGGTACGGGCTATCACTACTACTACAGCAGGGCAAGCTTTTTACGATTTTCCCAGTGACCTTATAGAGCTTCGTAACATTACCTACGATAACAACTCTCAGAGCCATGCATTACGTTACCTGTCCCCTGAATCTGTCAGCAGAGAGTACGGTACGGTAGTAAGTGGCCAACCTAGGGCATATACAAATTTAGGTAACGATCTTAAACTTGTTCCGTCACCTGACGCTGCGTACAGCATTAGTATAAACTACTATTCACAATTGCGCTCTCTTAGCGACAGCGTGACTACCAATGATGTACTAACACAGTACCCAAGTTTGTACCTGTTTGGTGCTTGCCTAGAGGGTGCAATCTATCTTAACGACACAGAGCAGACAAACAGGTTTGGCTCTGTGTTCCAGAAAGCATTAGACGATGTGCAACGTGCAGAAGAGGCAGCGCGTTACAGTGGTACGGTTATGACAACTAGCATACAGGGCGATCCCGGTGCTATGATCCGTAGAGGTGCATATTGACTACTAACTGGGTCATTGATAATTTCTGTCTTGTACAGGAAAGTGGAGGAAATCTTTATACAGAAGATGTTCCAGATTTAATAGCTCTGCAAGAGTTTGACTCTACTTCGTGGACAGAAGAAACGAGTACTGGTAATGGTTAAACAGCTTTTTGATGTGGTAGGCTCTGGACAAAGCCGTTTTTCTGTTAATAAAGACTTGTCTCCTTACGATATGCCCCCTACGTTTTTCAACGACGGTGTTAACGTTCGTTTCCTAGATGGCAAAGCTGGTAAAATCTTGGGCCATTCTCAAGTGCTGGGAACCCCCAGTGCTGCTCCCTACTGGGCAATTAGCTGGCTACAGGGTTCTACAGACTTGTGGATATACGGAGGATTGACAGGTCTTTTTAAGATTGATGGGACAACCCATAGCACTGTTACCAGATCGTCCGGTGCCTATACCACTCTGGCAGGTACTACTAACAACTGGCAGGGCGGTGTCCTAGGTGGAGTGCTTGTCTGTACCAATGGCCTAGACGTTCCCCAGAGCTTTGTACAAACTGGTTCTCTGTTTACTGACTTGTCTGATTGGCCTTCTACACTACGCTGCAAAACTATTGTACCATTTAGAAACCATTTGGTAGCGTTGAATCTTACAGACAACGGAACGGCTAAACCATTTACCATCCGATGGAGCGATGCTATTCCTGCCGGTGCCAGTACCAATGGTGCAGACACTTGGAACACTGCGAGTACAGCCAGTGAATCAGCAGAGACTTCATTGACAGGCACCAAGGGCCATGTGCTGAATGCCTTGCAGCTAGGCAACGAGCTTATCGTCTATAAAGAAGATAGTGTCTACGCTTTGAACTATGTTGGTGGTTCCTTTACCTTTAACGTCCGTGAAAAGTTCAAAGACACAGGGCTATTTAGTAGGGACGCTGTAATTGACCTAGGCGATGGTCGTCATGTCATGATGGCTACCAATGACGTTCTGATTCACAATGGTAACTCATTGAAGAGCGTCATAGACGACAATATGAAAACGTTCCTGTTCAGTGAGATCGATTC